AACTATTAAGCAAATACAGCATGTTGCTATAGACGAATATGATTCCAGTAAAAGATTAGTATACTTAAGTCCTGGAGATAGGTCTTACAAGTGGGGACAATCAAATTCTTCATTTATCGCCTCTCTAGGTAAAATGAATTATAATAGTGATATAGTTACTGGCGTTGATGGATATCTATACTATACTGGCTTACTTCAAAAGGTACAAAGAATTATTGATGGCTTTGAACCAGATGCTATAAATTACCCTGGTAATAAAGCAATTGGAAGTCTTATTGAAGTTCTTCCACCTTTACCAAAACAAGTAACTATAGCTATAACAGTAACAACTCAGAATGGTGTAAACTTAAATGAGATCAGTGATGAGATAACATCTTCTATTATTGACTATGTTAGCAGTTTAGATGTTGGGCAAGATGTTATCATGTCCGATATTATAGTAAGAGTTAAAAACATTGATGGCGTTGCTGCTATAACATTTATTACCCCTATACCGTCTAGTGAGAGAATAACAATAGGAAGTAATGAGAAAGCTTTTATACAATCATCAGATATATCTGTAGCATAAGGAATTAAGATGGCCGGTAATAGAACAAGAGCAGATAATCTACATCAGCAAATGCCAGCGGCTTTTAATACGCAGGTGAATCCAAATTGGAAAGCACTTATTGACGCTATTGGTGCTTCTGATCAAGATACGCTTGACTTGATTGAAGGGGTGCGTGATCAGTTTTTTATCAAGACAGCTTCTAGACCATATATTGATAAATTAGGTGCTGCAGTTCAAGTTCAAAGACCTAAATTTGTAGGTATGGAAGATTCTGACTTTAAAAGACTTATTCCTGTACTCTCTTATCAACCTAAACAAGTTAAACTAATACTTGATGAGTTATTAGATTTATTCTTCTTCAAAGAAAGTACTACTGCTTTTATATCTAGTAACAGCAGTGAACCTTTTATGCTACAAGATGGATGGGAGCTAGAATATAACGTAGACAATACATATAATGAGAGAATAATTTTTACTGCTTCTAATTTTACAAATATAGCAATCGCAACAGCCAACGAGATTGTTGCTGTTATAAATAGACAAGCAACCAACTCATATGCTATATCTTTTATTAACTATTTCACTAAACAAACTAATATAAAAATTTTTAGCAAGACAATTGGTGCTAAGGGGTCTATAGAGGTTACAGGCGGTAGAGTTAATATTGGTCTTCAGTTTGAGGGATATAATGCTGGAGCTGGACAAGGTGTAGGTACTCAATGGCAAGTAACTAAAATAGGAGATACTGCATACTTACGCTACACGGGAATAGGTGGAACACCTAACATTGACATGCTTCAAATTGGTGATGTAGTAATGATTAATAGAGTTGGAAATATAGGTTCTTTTGTTATAGAAGCAATTGATCCAGTTAGTAACATAATTCAATATACTAACTTATTTGCGACTCCAGAAACTTTTATAAGTAATGTGATAAATGATGTAAAATTTTTTACACCACACAAATCAAATATAACATTAATTGACAAAAAAGCAGCGGTATGGGAAATTAGATCTGGGGAAATAATTGTTGAGATGCCACCAAGTCCACCGGTAGTTAAAAGAAAACGACCAGGATCTGCTCACATAAACGGAACAAACTCTTTTGTAACGAATACAATAGATCAGTATACAATGACAGTAGTAGATGCCTCTACTTTTCCAGCTTCTGGTAGATTCTTTTTTATACCTAAAAATGAAATTCAAACTTATTTTCCAGCTCAAGGCGATACCACTTATTTTCAATATAATAGTAAACTCAGTTCAGACTTGCCAATATATACTTACACTTCAGTGGTTGGAAATACTCTCTATGGGATATCTCCTGCTTTACCTGCCTTAGGTGGTGTTAATCGATTTAATTTAGTGTCTGCAAATAGAGACGCAAGCAATGCATTAACATGTATAACAACAACTCCACATAATTATGTAGTTGGACAGTCAGTTACTGTTTTAGGTGCTGTTTTAGGTACTGGCACAGGGACAGACGTCAATGGGGCGTGGAAGGTATCATCTGTAATCAATGCTACTTCTTTTACTTGCACTTCATTCTCTGGACCATCTGGGACTAGAGCGTCTACTGGCGGCAGTGTCGCATCAGAATCTGTTGGGCTTGCTAATGCTGGATCACAAATTATAATCAGTACAGCTATGTCTGTCCCTGGTAAATATGGCCCATATATGTGGGACACTAATGCTAATTTTGTAATATCATCATTAACAGCTAATTTAACCACTTCGATATTAGCAGGAACAGCGGTTAGAAACATAGAAGTCACAGCAAATAGCATACTAGACACTGAGTGTAAAATAATGTTTGATTTTGGTACTGAAAAACAAGAAGGACCAGTTAGATGCTTTTATAAGCCAAATAGTACCTCTTTAGCTATCGATCCGTCCTATGTGTTCCAATTTCCTCATATTGCTGGATCTGCTGTGACAATGATAAGAAGTCGTGGTGGTATCCAATTTGGTGGACTTGGCACAGAATATGCAGGTTATATCACAGATCCGGCTTCTGCTAGGATAGTGCTTGAAAATTTAATGCAAGAAGTTAAAAGTGTTGGAATATTTATTAATTTTCTAGTTCGTTACCCACATTTGTACTACGGCACAATAGACGTTTACAAAAGCGGAGTAACTCCATCTTAACACGTAGCTATAAGCTCTTAGATGGTATAATTATAGAGACAATCAATGAGGAATAATTATGGCAGTTTTAGGTAGATTATTAGTTACATCGGCAGAACGTCTAGACCTACCCGACTTTCTTTCAATCGATTCATATGTCCAAGGAGACTTTAAGTATCTATTGAAGTCATTCGTTGGTGACTCTAAGCCTTATGTTTTAAAGGGATTTGATGTCATTAATCCAGGTAATGCTATTGGTGGTGCAAACATATCTATTACTGTAGCAGATTCAGTAGTTTACTTTCCAGGTTCTACAGCTGGTCCATATTTCTATGGTCTTCCAGCTGGAAATGCTCTTTCTGCCCCACTTGTTCCAAATTTACGCAAAAATACAACTAATTATGTATACTTAACATTAAGCACTGCAGATACAGCCGCAGACACCAGAGCTCTTTGGGACCCTGATGTCAACAGTGGAGCTGGTGGTGAGTTTACTCAAAATGTAAATACAGAAACAGTACTTACCGCAGTAATTAATGTATCTGTATCATCTTTTCCTGTTAATACTATTCCAATCTGTAAGGTTATAGTAGGGGCTAACTTCATAACTTCTATTCAAGATTGTAGAGATATGATGTTTAGATTAGGCAGTGGTGGACTTAATCCAGACCCTCTTAATAAATATGCTTGGAGTAATAATCCACTAAATTACAGCAGAACAGAGCCAAACACCACAATGACTGGCGCTCTAAATCCTAATCCATTTCAAGGTGGAGATAAGAATATCCAAAGCTTAAAAGAGTGGATGGATGCTGTAATGACAAAACTTGGTGAGTTGGGCGGAACAACTTACTGGTATGAAAACACAACAGCTCTTAATTTAATTAATATTTTCCAAGACACTCTCGGAACATCAATCAGATCTAAAGGATCTTGGACTTCTGATAGCATTACACCAGGTATGTTAACTTGGTCCGAAGATATCCTAATACAGTCGACTACAGATTTTAGAGATATTATTGTTAGAGCTAACTCTGAGACTCTTGCTAATAATCAAGTAATGTACATTGACAAGATTAGAAATGCAGCCATCAATACTGGTGGTATTGATGTTAACTGGATTAATGGCGCTAATTATATTAATGGAACTCTTGGTACATTTGAAAATGTAAGTAAGGGTGACTGGATTAAAAAATCAAATGATATTGGTTCTCTATACTTAAGAGTTGAAGAGCTTTATGCTGGTTCTGCTTTAGCTGGTGGTGTAACATCATCTCCTAATGCTTTATCTGTAAAATTAAGTAGCACATATCAAGGGCTTACTGAACCTAGAACAGGTGTATATACTAAAGGTGTATACTTATCATCAGATATTTCTGTTGCAGATAGAAATAGTACAGCAATTAATGCTTTAGGTGGAGATTTCTGCTGGTTAGCAATGAGATCAGATACTATAATGTCAGTATCTAACATTACGACAACTCAATTAACATGTGATGTTACTTTAAGCAATGGAGTAACAGCAACATTGACATCTGTTGCTCACGGTCTTACTGATAAACAGAGAGTTACAATAAGTAACTCAACTAATTTTAATGGCACTTATTCTGTTATGGTCGAGGATGTTAATACATTCGTTATTAACTTACCCTCTGGACCTTTTGCAGATGAAACAAGTGTTTATGCTTGTTTTGCGACTGTATACACTCAAGTAAGCAATACTCCTAATAACTTACAATTAGAATCAGCAACTCATAGCTTTCAAACAGATCAAATTATAACTATAGCAAATACAGTAAATTACAATGCAACAACTAAAGTGTTTGTACTTGGTAGTTCTTCATTTACGATACCTGTTGATAGTTTAATTGCACCAGAAATATCTGGTACAGCTACTGCTGCTAATATATATGTTAAAACAGAAGTAGGGCCTTCTAGATTAGATATGGGTGCTACTCAGAGTGTTGGTACTGTTTCTTCTACTAATGTAATGTCTTTCATTGGTATGGATAACAATGTAGAACTTCATCCTTTGTATAATACACCATCAAATTATGGTACATTAAATAGTCAAGAAAATTACTATTCTAATTTTGCTGATAATCTATCAACAAGAGTTTCTCAACTTACATCTATGATGGCAGATAAGGCTCAAGATAAGACTGTTAAGTATGTTTATGAATTTAATCTAATAACAAATGTAACTAGTGGTGCTGCTCAGTTGTTAACTTTTTCAGCTTCAACTGGTACTCCAACAGTTAAATTCATAATGCCTGGTTCTGTTAATTTTAGCAATACAATTACCTTAACTGGAACATTAAGTTTAAACGTTAATCAAGCTGCTTATTTTGTAATTGATAGAAATGCTGGCTTTAGTATCGCTAGTCTTAATGCTTTAACTGTCGTAGATATAAATGATGTCCCTGTTACAGAAAATGTTTTTATTTTTGCCTTTAGATTAAGTGATACAACTGTACAACTTTATGATGGTACTTATGTCGAACTTGGAATGACAAGCACACATGCTGGTGAAATAATTAAAGCAACATTAAGAGATAATTTTCATGTAATAACACCAGTTGGTGCTCCTTGTGTTATTGATGGTATTACAGTAACAAATCATATGTCTGTTTTATTTACTAATTTAACAACTAACAATAATAGCATCTATACAGCACATATGTCTGGTATCAATGTAGATAGTTGGTACTTAGAAAGTCCTTTTTCAGACAGTGCAAACCCTACTGATGGCGACTACGTAACGTTCCAACAAGGAACTAGCTATGGTGGTTCTTTAGCAAGATATAGTACTCCAAATGCTCAATGGGAAATTGATCTTATTAAAAGACATTTTAATGGGAATGATTACTTTGAACAAAGTGCTCTCTATACAACTGATACCTTAAATAATGTAGTAACACCAACAGCTCTAACAACTTATCCTTGGGCAGGGTCTGAATTCTCAATTATTGAATATTCGATTGTAAGAGGAACGGCTAGAGAAACTGGCACTATTAAATTAGTAACAGATGGCATAACAGTTGCTTTGTCAAATGATGCCGCTAATCTTTCTTCTACTGGTATTACAATATCAGCAGATATTAGTGGAGCAGATTTAAGAGTTTTGTATGTTTCTGACAATAGTGGATCAGCAGGCACACTTAAATTTTCGATGAAGAGATGGTCTAATTCTTTTGGCGGTCCAGCTGGGCTACCAACTTATACGATTGCTGGAAGTGGTATACTAGGTGGTGGAGTAACAGTATCAGGATCTCCTCTTAACGGTGAGATTGCTATTTTTACTGGATCTGCTGATATAACTGGTAATACTAACTTTAAAATTGATACATCAGATGGATCTTTAAATCTTAACGGTTTAAGAATTAATCAACTTTCAAGCCCAATCACACTGTTAGATAATACAATTACGCCAGTTGTTGTGTTGTTCTTGGATACAACTCTATACCCTTTTTCTATAATTGAGTACTCAATTGTGAGAAATGGCGATAGACGAGTAGGAAGACTTATGCTGACGCACAACGGTATAATAGCTAACGTATCTGATGACTTTAGTTCTACTGCAGATTTAGGTACAACTTTTACAGCAGACATAACTGGATCTGACGTACGATTAAAATATGCCACAACAGCAACAAGCTTTAATGGCACAATGAAATACTCAATAAGAAAATGGGCATAATAGGAGTCTTAAGTGGCAGGTAATAATTATAATGTAGGTGGTAAACTTGTAATTTCCTCTAAAGAGGCAATGACACTACCTAAACTAGCTTCTGCACCAGCATCTCCAGTCTCTGGGGATATGTACTATGATACAGTACTTAACTCTGCACAGCTCTATAACGGATCAGTTTGGCAAAGCGTTGCAACAGGTAGTGTATCTTTAGCTGGACAAGTATTAATTAATCAAAATATTATTGTTGGCGATATTACAAACATATCAACTACAATAAATACATCTTCTTTTGGTGATATATTAGCTAATTCTGTTAGTGGTTTAACAATTAAACCATCTACTGTAGTAAATGCTAGCGTGTCCCCTTCTGCATCGATTGATTTATCTAAGTTGGCCTCTTTACCTGCGAATATGGCATTAGCATCTGATACTCTAGGTGTTATAGAAACATCTATTACAACAAGCGTTGAACTTGGTTACTTAAGCGGAGTAAGTGGGTTAATACAGCCTCAATTGAATGGTAAAGCAAACATATCACTAAATAATTTAGCATCAACATCTATCAATGCACACTTATATCCATCAGGTGATGGAACGATGGATATTGGCTCATTGGCCCTAAGATGGAATGCTATTCGCTCTATGACTTTGAATGCTTTCTCAATGATAACATTAAGTGACGCTGCTACAAATGAGACGTTGTTTAGAGTTGAAGCTAATCAAGCAGCACCAGATGGTGTTCATGTAAACTCCTCTAGAATTCAAGGGCCTGATGAGGGCGCAAACGCTGATAGTTTTTTAGTAACCTCAGCAGTTTCAACAATTGTCAATTCACTCCCCTTATTATTAGAAACGGGCGATGCAACAGGATTAACAAATAATTCTGGTGATATACATATTCATACAGGTGATACTGTTGGTGGTGTTAGAGGTACTATTTATTTAAATGGTACTTCAATAGATGCTACTAGTAAAAACATAAATAATCTAGCAGATCCTATAACTAATCAACAAGCTTCTACTAAGAAATACACTGATGACAAAGATGCATTAAAACTATCTTTAACCGGTGGAACAATGACTGGTCTACTCAATTATGGAGTCGAAGGTGACCATATTAGAATGAGTGAAGATACTTCTCCTTTTAGACAAGGTAGTTGGTCTAATGCTTATGGAACTCTATATACACTGCTTGGCGATCTTGCTATGAATTATTGGACTCATAATGTAGCTATTGATACTGTTACTGGTGATTTTCTTGGTAGAGATGACAATGGTGTTTGTACTTTATGGGTATTCACTGAAAGTGATCTAATTCAAATATATTCTGCACCTATTGGTTTAACGGGATCACTTCCTGTTTGGACACTAACTAGCTCAGAAAATACAAAAACAGGTACTTTCACCTCTGGAACAATAACAGCCAATATAACTGGAAATGTAACTGGAAATGTTAGTGGCTCAGCTGCTACTTTTACTGACTCTTTAGTTGGTGATGTGACGGGAACTCAGGGTGCAACAGTTGTGTCAACTGTTGGCACAAGTACTGCTGCTTTAGTTCACTCTGCTGAATTACTAGCAAATGCTGCAACAAATTTAAATACAGTCTCTACAATAGTAAAAAGAGATAGTTCTGGTAATTTTACTGCTGGAATAATAACAGCTAACTTGATTGGGAATGTAACTGGAAATACTAGTGGTACTGCTTTATCTTTTACTGGCTCTTTAATTGGCGATGTAACTGGAACTCAGGGCGCAACAGTTGTATCAACTGTTGGTACAAGCACTGCTGCTTTAGTTCACTCTGCTGAACTTCTTGCAAATGCTGCAACAAATTTAAATACAATCTCTACAATAGTAAAAAGAGATAGTTCTGGTAATTTTATTGCTGGAACAATAACAGCATCGCTAACTGGTCATGCTAGTTTAGATCTTGCCTTAGCTGGTGGAACTATGTCTGGTGCAATTGCTATGGGAAGCAGTAAGATTACAGGTCTTGCAGCTGGAACAGCAACTGGCGATGCAGTTAGATATGAACAAGTCATATTAGTAACTGGAACAAATGCTTTCACTGGCCCTCAATCAATGGGTGGCAATAAACTAACTAACGTAGCGAATGGTACAGTACCAAGTGATGGAGTTAACTTTTCTCAATTAGCTGGAGCAACAGCTGGTTATAATCCTATCCCAAGTATTTTAGATCCTGATGTTTACAGTGATAATTTAACAGCTCCACCAGGATCACCTGCTATAGATTTTACATATATTGCAGCTCTTGGTTCTGGAAGTGGATGGACTGATGGTCACATGTATACTTGGAACGGCAGTTCATGGGCTGATGTTTTAGGTCGACCTATTGCTTTAGCTGATAGATTTGGTGTAACAATGGATACACCTGGTGGCGGTGGAGCTGGCGGATTAGCTGGTCAACATAATGCTATTGCTACAGTGACAAATGCCACACCGGGATCTTACGCTTATTCTTTTTATGCACCGTCAAACAATGACTATGTACTTATTAGAGGAAGTATTGCATCTCATGATTTAAATAGTGCTTTTACATATAATAATGCTATATCTGCGTGGGTTCAAACATCAGTTGGTCAAACTATAATTCCTGGTGCTGCCCTTAGTTTTTCTGGCGGTGGAACAATATTAAACGTTAACTACGATGGTGTTACACTCGACTTAACCAGTAACAGTTTAGAAATTAAAGCTGGTGGTATTTTAAATTCTCATATTAGTGCATCTGCTGCAATTGCTTACAGTAAGTTAAATTTAGGGACTTCAATTGTTAACGCAGACATTAATGCATCTGCTGCTATTGCTTACAGTAAATTAAATTTAGGGACTTCAATTGTTAACGCAGACATTAATGCATCTGCTGCTATTGCTTACAGTAAATTAAATTTAGGGACTTCAATTGTTAATACTGATATCGCAACTGCTG